TCGCTTACCGGAATCACAGCATTAGCGGCGGCGATTTCGATTGGTCAATACCTAAAGGATACGCCGAGAGAGGATTGGAACATAAAGGATGGGGTGTCGGCCGTGTGGGATCATATTTCGCCTGCCAGTCCGACCTTTTTCGGCTGGAAGGTGGGGAATTCTGTTATAGGGCCGGGGACCAAAATACGTAGTTTAATCAAGCTCTTTGCACAGAGTGTTAAGGATCCCAGGAGTCTTTTGGAGATAAGCATGGAGAACCCAGCTCTGCGATTTGGTCGTGGTAATCTTGCGCCAGTTCTTTCAGATGTTACCGATGTCTTGAGTGGGTATAACTATATGGGTGATCCTACTGGCTTCCGTGACGGATGGGATGATAGTGTCTGGCAGAATCTGAAACAATTTGGTGGGACGGTCTTGGCACCTGACTTGGTGCCCATATGGATTCAGGCGGCTCTTCTTGAAGGTGGGACAGTTGAGGAGCGTGCTCTACGCGGTGGTGTGGAGTTTTGGGGGGCACGAGGATATGCTGCGTCAGAGCGTGCTTTGGCTGAATCACTTGCTAAAGAACAGGGACTTGGGAAGCTGGAAGACTTGCCTCGTCGGCAACAGAGAGAGTTTTATCGGCAAGTCGAAGAAGAGTTTGGGACGCGGGGCTATACTAGGAAAGAGGGTCCATGGCGTGAGAAGATCGACGAAGCAGATGACCAGTTTATAGACGCCCTGCAAAAGGCAGCAGATACGCTATTATCAGCTAGGCCAGAGACGACAGAGTTTAAGCTGAGTGAAGCCGAGTCGATTTGGCGGAAAGCACAAACTGTACATCGTAACCAGCTATATGGAAGTTGGAACAAGAAGAAGGGGCGTGCTGCCGATGGCTACTATGATCACATCTATGATATGGACGCAGTGCGTGAGGAACCATCTGACCAGGATTCGATAGAGCATGTCTTGTGGCGGTACTATCAACTTGTTCCTAATGCGACGGATGCTGAGGGTGTCATCAACTGGGATGATGATGACAAGGCAATACCCTCATATGAAAGTTTAGCGAGGGAGTTTTGGTCTCAGGTGAAGGTAACGCAAGTAGAGGAAGTGTTAGCCAATATTCGGCTTATAGAGCCTGAGTATCCTAAAGCATTTCAAACCATGGCAAATGCCAAGCGTTACGTAAGTGCTTACCGGGGTATGATAGATGGCACGTCCGTATCGTATTGGGATATAGAGAGCCTGCCTGAAGTTCTTCGATCTATTGCGATTGATGCCCGTGCAACGGAAGAAGACGTAATGGAATACATAAAAGCTACGAGCGGTCGCAGAAAAGAGTTAAAGACTAGGACATGGTTAGAAGAAGGTCTATTTGAGAGGATAGCTAAGTCCTACAATGAGGCTACTTATAGAAAAGGGGCCATTGGGGTTAGGCGTCTCCAGTTTATCAGAGCAGCGCCAATGGAATGGATGTTAGGGATGCATGTAGCTGGATATCACTTCTTGTTAAAAGACGGGACTGTAGCTGAGTTACGGAAGAGAGGCTTATGGGATACGATCATGGAGCAAGACTATGAGCAGCTCTACATGGATGCTCTAATACATAATAAGCTACCGGGGATGTAAGGCCACCATATCTTGTGCATGTTGACAACATGGTGTATATATATAGTGGGTTAGAGGAGGAGGAGCGATAAATTATGGTTATGCCAACGGAACCAATGGTAAGTGCAGAAGAGCAAGTAGATTCGGAAGCGGTTGATGCTGATGTTGATATAGGTTTACCACCGGTTATGGATGAGGTGGCGGCAGAGGCAGCGTCAGCGCCTGTGGCAGAGGTAGCACCTGAGCCTGTGGCAGAGGCAGCTCCTGAGTCCCCACCCCCACCGCAAGCTCCTCCTGTGGACCAACAGGCCATTAATGAGCTTCGTCAACGTCGTGCATATGATACCCAGCGACAGTGGCAGGAGAATATCGGCAAGCAGGCGCGGTCATATGAGAGACAACTAACAGATGCTGGTTACATGCCTGAGCAGGCACGAGATCAGGCCAGGCGGTATGTGCAGCAAGAACAAAAGTTCAAGAAGCAGGAACAAGAGACTGGGCAGATGCTAGGCTTTGTGGAAGGACGCCAGGCGGCAGCCATGCACTTCATGGAGAAGCATGGCTTGGCTAATAAACAGATGTTGGCTGATCTCCAGTCCCTTCAGCAGACTCAGAGTCCCGCAGACATGGAGAAAGAGGCAAAGCGGATGAAAGTAGAACGGGCTTTACGAGCTGAGAATGCGCGGTTAAAACAGGGATCCGTGCCACCGCAATCATTCGATAGCAGTCAGGGTGCAGCGGAGGCAACAACTAACGATGAGCGACTGTTACAAGCGTACATCGATGGTGATAGGTCTGCGGCGGCGGTTGCTGCTGTTAAAAAACAGATGATGTAGTACAGCTAATTATAGGAGGTGTCGAATGGCACAAACTGCAACTACGGGTAGTTTGGAGAATGCACAGAGAGTTATAATATCGACTGCTCGGTATACGGAGGAGCATAATGCTCCAGCGGTTAACCTGATTGAGAACTTCAATTTGCCTAAGGGCTCAAAGCAGGTCACGGTCCCGAAGGTGGGACAGATGAGCATGAATGACCTCGTTGATGGTCAGGACATTGTTGACGAGGAAGATATCGGGATGACCACGGTAGACCTGACAGCGTCGGAGGTCGGAGCCAAGATTATCATCACTGATAAGCTGGCACGTCAGAGCGCACAGAATGTTTTCTCTATCGTAGGAAGGCAGCTCGGCGATGGTATGGCACGGAAGAAGGATAATGACGTTACGGCTTTGTACTCAGGGTTTTCGACGGATCTAGGTGCTTCTGGAAGAGATATGGACATAGCAAATGTCGCGGCTGCTATTGCTGTTGCCAAAGGTAGCCAGTATGGGAGTCAGTTATATATTAACCATCATCCGTTCACCGTATTTGATCTTGCCAAGGAAGCTGCTGGCACCGCAGCCACCTATCCCATGACACCGGGATGGTCTCAGGACTTACTCGGTAACTTCTGGAGTGGTATACGGCCAATATTTGGGGTTCCTATTTTTGAAGACGGGAACATAACTCGTACTACACCGGCAGCTACAGTTGGCGTGATTGCTGACAAATCTGCCCTAGCCGTACTCAAGAGTGTGGACACGAGAACGGAGCGCCAACGAGATGCCTCTCTCCGAGCGACAGAAATTGTGATTACTTCAGATTATGGCGTATTTGAATTGGACGACTCCCGTGGAGCTGCCCTGACGTTGGATTCTACTACGCCAGCAACTACCTAATAGAGGTTAGACAATGGCTATAACAACAACTGAACGCACTAAACTGCGAGAGGAATTGGTTGGTCAGGGTTACTCGTGGAAGTATATAGACGAGTGGCAACCTAAGGTCACGCTATTTCGTCACAGGGTTATAAAAAACCCGAATGGCGAGATAGTGAGCCCGGTTGGCACGAAGTTAGAGAACTTGCCTGGGAACCCTGACTATGTAAACAGGAAAGGGCGGATAGGGTTATATCCTTGGCCGCCAAGCAATACTTGTACGTGCCGGTGGTGTGTGCGGGTAGTGAGAGAGCCAGAGAAGGTGGATAGTCCAGTTGTGAGGCTTAGTCCTACTCGCACAGGCAAGGTAGGCCCGTATTTCGATCCCCAATAGTTAGGTGTAAAGATTGCCGTGCCTAGCGATATATTAACAACGGCATTCGCAGGACTTTGAGCCTGTTGAGTAAAGGAGTTTGAGATGGCATTTCCAACGACTGTTTATCTAAGCTATGGTATGGAAAAGGCAGAGACTTCAGCGCAAAAGCATAAGCTCGGAACAAGAGCGGTTCTCCCTGACGGCAGGGTGTTCTACTATGCCGAGGCTAGTAATACTGCAATTACTAGGGGTGGTCAGGTAGTGAATGGCATTGCTGCCGTAGCTGCCCATGACATGGACTTGGCAGCGGTTGCCGCATCCGCAGGGGCAACTACATTTACCAGTGGCACATCGTTGACAGTCACTAAAGACCAGTACAAAGACGGATATGTGTATTTCAATGATGGCCCTGCCGAGGGAGAGATATACAGGGTTAAGTCCAATACCGCAGTGTCAAGCGCAACTGGTCTCTCAATAACTATTGACGAACCAGACGGACTTATAACTGCGTTGACCACATCGTCCCTGTTTGGTCTGATGTACAGCCCTTACAAGGACATACATATTGTTGATGGTAACGGCACACCAACTACAGGTGTTGTTGGTGTCACCGCGATGCCTGTAACAGCAGATTACTTCTGCTGGGTACAGACTTCTGGCCCTGCCGCTGTCCTTATAGGCGCGCAGGTGGCTATAGTCGGTGACGGTATAGCTATCTCACAGGCAGATGAAGATGGTACAGCAGAACGAACTGACTACTCAGATGAGTCAGATCTCGTGAACCTCGGCCATGCTATGGGGATACCGGCTGTAGCCACTGACTATCAGTGGGTAATGCTCAACATCCGTAACTAGGAATAAGGAACATGGTAACTGAGCTATGGACTCCTACGGGGACTGCCTCTCTGGGGGTGGCCCCCGTAGGGCACAATGTAGAAACCGGCAGCCCCATTGTGGCGCATACAATAATGCTCAAGGCCACGGACAGGTTCGGCAAGGAGCATAAGATGCGTGTGCAGGTGCTGGCTGACAAGGATACTGCTCAGGCACAAATAGAGGAGATGATGGGCAACGCTGCTGAGAAGTTCATAGTTGACGTCAGGAATAAGTATAACAAGCGGGCTCCTACACAGGAGGAGCATAAGCAAATTGGACATGCCTTGAACGAGTTACGGAAATACACTAAGAAGCGTGTAGCGAGCACAAGTAATAGGATTTATTTCAAAGGGATCACTATATGACTCAGGCGAATGGTGATATTAGGGTAGATATTACAACTGATGATGTGCAGGCGGTTATGCAATCAAACCCATTGATGGCGTTGCAAGTACAGAATCATGCTTTGATGCGTAAGCTAGGCGAGGCGCAAGGCGAGATTGAGAGGCTTACGCAGGAGTTGGCTCGATCACAAAAGGGGAAGGTTGGTGCTGGCCGCAGGACCGATACAGGAGGTTAAATATGCCGACAGTAGGTGGTAAGAAATTTCCATATACCAAGGCTGGTATGAAGGCGGCGAAAGAATATGCCAAAAAAAGTAAGTCTAAAAAGCGTACAAGCAAGGCCTACTAGAGTTAACCGATCTCCAATGATGCCATCTGAGATCAAGGACCTTGAAATGTTGAAGGATCCTAAGTATGTGTTGGCTTTGCACATAGCTCGTATCCGCCTTGAAAGGCGCAGAGGTATGCCTCTTGGGTCCACGTAATCCATGAGGTTCATACCCGTTATTTAAGGAGATCTATTATGGTAATGATGCCACCTCCTGGGATACGCCCCCCTGGGCCTCCACCTGGACCTCCTATGGCGCCTCCTCCCGGGCTATTAGGACCTGGTGGACCTGGTGGACCTGGTGGGCCTGGTGGAGATCCTATCTTGGCAGCGGCCCTTAAAATGGCTATGCCTACTATTCGCAACATTATGGCTACCCTAACCCCGGATGCTGCTAGGCAAGTATTGGCTAATGGCCTAGGCCCACGAAGAGCAGGGCCTATGGGAGGGCCTATGGGAGGGCCTATGGGAGGGCCTGGCCCCATGCCTCGTCCTATGGGTGGTCCTCGTCCTATGGGCGGCCCTCCTCCTATGCCTGGCCCTGGGCCTATGCCCAGACGTGCAGTGCCTGGTGGACGACCGAGACCGACACGAGGAGCTGCACCCAGAGCGGCGGCGCCTGCCCGTGCACCAGCACGACGGGCTGCTCAAAGGCCTCCAGCTCGTCGTCGTTAACTTGGATATTATGAGGGCCGAACATGCCAGTAATACAGGGGCGCACACGTGAGCAATTAAGACAGCATATAGGGCGTTGCCTTGGCGCCCTATATGTGTCATCGGCATCGACTGGTGGCACTGCCACTACTGTTATAGATAATACGCTCGTATTGGGTGGCGCTGATAACTATATTGGCTACTGGGTAAGACTCACTTCCGGTGATGATGATGGGGCGATCAGGCGCGTTACGGATTCCGCCATTTCTAGCAATGTGACCACATTGACCATAATGCCAGCCTTGTCTGCAACATCTACCTTAGGTGACACGTATGAGTTATGGGAAGGGGGATATAATCCAGTAGCTATTGATGACTTCATCAATCAGTCCCTGATTAGCGTGACTGGGAAGGCTTTTGATCCCATTGAGAATGTAGAACTGCATGGGGATGGCAAGCAACTTCGCTTTGACATCCCATCCGGTATCTCCATGATCTCGAAGATTGAGTATAGGAATAAGGTTAGCTCCACTCGTATCCATGCCTGTAATGTTACGTTTGACGAGACAACGGATTCTGATTTCACACAGAGTCTTGATATTGAGGATAAGAAACAAGGCATTCAGGCCCTCAAGTTGGTAATAGCCGGGGGTGCTTCTGCTGGTGATTTTGTTACCGATAGCATTACTAGTAAGAATATTTCCAAGTATGACTATGTCGAGATGTGGGTGAAAAGCACAGTACCTACGAGTTCAGGCAATCTGAAATTGCATCTTGACAATGGCACGGTAACAGCAGATGGGAATGATCTTGAAAGCTTGAGTCTCCCTGCATTATCGGCTGATACGTGGACGTTCGTGAGAATGGCTCTTGATAATCCTGAGAGTGACACTGCGATTGTATCTGTCGGCTTAGAATATGACTCTGATCTGGGTGCTTGTACGGTGTGGCTGGATGATATTTCTGTTGTGATTAACGATACAGCAGAGTGGACAACGCTTCCCAGGCACAACTGGAAAGTAGATAAAGAGGCGCGTGCCTTGATTCTAGTGCGGGATGGTCATGACGCAATAGGATACAGATTAATTAAGATCACAGGTGGCGATAAGCCAGCGTTATTGTCCAGTGATTCAACAGCCACTGAGGTAGACGAGGGATTTATTGTGGCTAATGCCACTAACCTTGCTCTGATCTCTACGTCGGGGGGGCCTGCGACAGATCCTGATGCAAAGAGACAGCTTAGTCCATACTGGTCTGCACAGGCAGAACGCAGCCGGCATCAACTTCCTATGCTTGTAAATGTGAGACATGTGGATTAATGGTAGCTGCTGTCGTAGATGCCAACGAGATCTCATTGAACGGGGTCTACTACCCGATTACTCGTCCTGTCCGTAGTACGTTAGCTTCCATATATCCCGCCAAGGTGGTCATCGGCGACACCACCAAGGACTCACAGCTCCGTTCCTCCATCATTGCGTGGTCTGACTGGCGTGGCGGCATTGGTCTCAACCGGATGGAGGGGGCTGGAGAGACCAGCAGGGCATGGTACAGCACCTGTCAGCTTCGGTACAAGAACCACCTGGTACTCCCTGGATTGGTGACTGAGAGTGCTATCCCTACTCATGGGCTTACTGATGCTGCGATTGGAGCTATCAATACTCTCAGTGATGAGGTGTACGCCTTCTGGAACGGCTCTAGTTCAGAGTCGCCTAAGCTCTACAAGTACAATAATACTGGTAATGAGTGGGTCGCAGAAACCGAGAGCGCCACTGACCAAGTAACTGATAGCGTGGTGTTCACCAACGCAATCGGTGTAACCTATCTCGTCTTTGCCCACTACGATACCAACGGTAGTGGGTATACTCACAAATCAGACTACACAACAACATTGGATGGAGCGATAACCAGCACCGGTGCTACGTCAGTACCCGTAGCAGATGCTAGTGGTCTTGTTGCTGGGGAACTTATCGTTGTTGGCAGCGAACATATGACCATAAGTTCCATCTCGACGAACACGCTCACCGTCACTCGGGCGTCTAACAGCACAACTGCGGCAACACACGTAGATGGGGCTACAGTTTCAGTGGGCTGGACAACGGATACCACGGACACGAAGTTCTTGACGGTCTGGGATGAGCGGTTATGGGGAATATCCCACGTCGGGCAGCTCTGGTACGCCACGGTGGCTGGCACTGAGGCAAATGACGCGGTATTGCCTCTGCCTGATGGCTCAATAACCAAACTCTTCGTAGCCCGTAATGCAATGGGGATTCCGATCATCTATGCCTCAACTACACAGGGGCTCTTTGCGCACAATGCGGACAATGCCATGTGGGAAGCTACCCAGATGGACTTCCCTGTGCACCCGGACAATGGGAAGGGCACAGTTAGGTGGCGTGACTCAGTGTACGTCCCATCAGGGAATGGAATCTACAAATACATCAATGGAAACAACGCGGCGGTCATCACCATCGTGGGGCCAGATAGGGATGATGGACTGCCGTCAGACAGGCGTGGTGCTATTCGTTATATGGCTGGCTCCCACAATGAGTTGCTTATAGGTATTGATGCCAGAGCAGCTCCCGCTACTATCGCATCGACATCCTTCCCTTATCAGTGGATAAGCCATCATGGGGCCAGGGTTATAGAACCTACCACAGGATATAGCTCTATCCTTGGATATAACGAGATGGGGTGGGAGGTGAAGTGGCAGGCTTCTACATCTGGTAGGGGCCTTGATTCCATGCATGTCTCTGATGCATATAGCAAGTACCGTGTCTGGTGGGGGCATAAAAACACCGTCCACTTCATGGATTTGCCCAAGGATATTATCAACCCGTCTGAGGTGGGCAACTTTCCATACGCTTTCCAGGGAACCCACGAGACACCGTGGTTTAATGCTGGGCAGAGCGAGATTGATAAACTGGCCCTTAACCTTCGGATAGAGGCGCAGGATCTCACCTCTACCGAGAAGATAACGGTTGAATATGCCACGGATTATGCAGAGTCGTACACTACGGCAGTGGCAACATTGGATTCCTCTGCTATGGGGGCGGCGTCAGGCACACATACCTATACCTTTGGCTCCAGTGCCGGTACGGTGTTCAGGGCCATTAAGTTCAAGCTGACCCTGGACCGTTCAACCGCAACAACAACAGGCTTGGAGAAGTTCAATACTCCTGATGTGGTGTCACTGACCCTGGAGTGGAGGAAGAAGATTACCGCTAAGTGGGCACATATGGTAGAGGTGAATCTCAATGGGACTTACAAGGGCAATGAGCCTAAAGATCTGCGGTCTGCTCTAGTGAGTGCTATTGAGAGCAAGACCCTCGTGGAGTTCACGTTCAGGGATGATAGTGGTGGCACAAGGAATTATTATGTGGATGTGGTGGCTGCGACGGGAATAGAGTATACAGGATATGATGAAAGGGGGACCACCCAAATCAGCGTGGTGGAGCCATAGGGGTAAGGGATGAAATTTCATACAGGGGTAACAACGGTAGCTACAGCAGGCACACAGGTTCAGGTATATGATGTATCTCGCAGGGTTAAGTTTGTTAAGTTCAAGGCACTGGTTGGGAATAGTGGGCTGACATATGTGGGTCTTGCGACTGTGGCCTCCACGACAGGCTATGAGTTGAGTGCCACTAATGAGTTGGAGATCAACTACGGTGAATTGGGGGGGTCTGAGATGGCCAATGCTTTCTGGGTTGATTCGGCCACCAATGGTGACAAGGTGTGCTGGATGATGATTCTGGACTAGTGATGGTAACAGCTAGGGGAGCACAGATACAAATCCCCGAGGATTGGGATGGATCAGGGCCTGAGTACATTGCATTTCAGACGTTCATAGAACTTGGGAAGCAACCAGGAGAAGACTTCACCTATCAGGCCGCACGTATGGGAGGCCGTCTGGATAAGGGAGGCATTATCTTGGATTTCTTGTTTACGAACCCTCCTGATCTGGCGGTGAACGTGCAAGGGGTATATTACCATTATGAGTTTGGAGTTGAGGTGAAAGCGCGTGATATAATGGCTCGTGCTATGATGGCAGGAAATGGTATATCACTCATCTTTATTGACGACGATGATTTGATGCGGGATCCGACGTACTATTGCCGGGAGGCCCTCAACTATCGTGATCATTCTCAGATAGGAGGCGGATAATATGGCTATCACTGATGTCAATCTAAGCGGCAAGATACGTGCGGATGATGGATCAGGAGTAAGTGGCGCAACCGTAACAATACATGAAACCAGTGCTGCCCTTACCGGTGACCAAGAAGGCTCCGCAGTCACAAGCGATTCCGCTGGCACGTGGTCGTTTACAGAACAAACCCTTACTGAAACTTATGACGTTAAGATCTCATCGAGTGGTGGCGGCCAGGTACGGCACATCCCTTGGTCAGATGAGATCACCCTGAAGACAGTTGATACGTCCGTGTTGAAAGTCCGTGGAGCATCCAATGCTGCGGCTGCCCCAATCTATCTCTTTGCTGACCTGGCAACAGACGCTGGGGATGCGTGGAGAATACAGGCCACCGATTCAGATACGCTTGCCATAGGCTCTGACAAGGCAAGCGCAGGCACGATCATAGACTACATCACCATCACCAATGGTGCTACTGCGGCAGCATCTAACACAACCATTCTCGGCCAACTGACTATCGGGGTCAATGATACTGGTGCCGACGTGAAGTTCTTTGGAGCTACATCTGGTCGTTATTGGTTGTGGGACGAATCTGCTGATGGTGTGGTACAGATAGGCACGTTAACTGTAGGGGTAGATGACACAGGACATGATGTCAAATTCTTCGGTGCTACATCAGGGCAGTTCCTTCTCTGGGATGAGTCAGCCGATGAGTTAGTGTTGGCAGGCGATACGAAGTTAAGTTTCCATGACGCTGCTGGCGGAGAGAACATTATCGCCAGCGCAAATGGGCACTTGGAGATTAACGCTGGCACGACCTTAGACATCACAGCTCCTACTGTAGACCTAAACAGCTCCACTGAGTTCAATATCGACACTGCGGCATATGACCTCAATGCCAGTGGTGCCGTTACGGTAGACAGTGATGCTGGAATATCTCTGGACGGCGCTGCTGCCAGCAACTTCACCACATCGGGTGGCGCACTTACGCTTACGTCAGCAGCGGCAGCTACATGGTCTACTGGAGCAGGGGTATTAACAGTTAACGGCACTGCGGGCATCAACTTGCAAGAGGGTGGGTCTACGATTATCAGCATTAGCGATGCTCGTGCATTGGCAACGACTAACACTGCTGCTATTGACTTAGATGGCTCTGGAACAATACAGATTAACTCCAGTGGTGCAGCTATCAGTGTTGCTAACGATAACGTAGACCAAACGGTGAATTTGGCTACCGCTGGCACCAGAACCCTGAACATCGGTATCAATGACGGCACTGACGTTACTACTATAGCCAACAAGGGCAATGTTACCCAGACAGGCACTATTACTGTAGGGGTGGACGATACTGGCTACGACGTGAAGTTCTTTGGCGCTACAGCTAGTGCTTATCTGCTCTGGGATGAGTCCGAGGATGACCTCGTGCTTGCTGGAGCAGCAGGCATTGATCTGGCAGGCAATATAGATGTGGATGGTACTGCGAACTTAGATGCCGTTGATATAGACGGAGCCGTCCAGATAGATGCCACGTTCACTTCCGGGGTTGATGGACAAGGCTATGATACTAAGTTCTTTGGAGATACTTCAGGGGCGTATATACTGTGGGACACCTCAGCAGACAAGCTGCTGACAGCAGGTGGTGCGGTAGTTGACATCGTGAAGGACAAGCTGTTGATTGGTGGCACTGCGGTAACGACAACCGCTGCTGAATTAAATGTACTGGATAATGTAACAGCAGGCACCGCTGCTGCTTCCAAAGCTGTTGTGCTGGACGGCAGCAGGAACATCGCGACGATAGGCAACCTAACCATCGACGGGGTGTTCACCGATGGCAATTACACATTCGACACTAGTGGCAATGTCTCGGGTCTTGGCACGTTAGCTGCTGGGGCACCTACCTTTAGCGGCGATCTTTTTGTCACTAAAGCAGGG